ACGAGCGGATTTATCTTTTCTAAGACAGGCGTCCAGAATGCTGTCGGCGATGAGGTCGCACAGCTTATCCGGGTGCCCCATACATACACTTTCGGCGGTTTTGTAAGTAGTCATATTTTATTTTCCTCTCCGAGCGGTCAAAAGCCGTTCCATAACGTCATCTTGCGGATTCGAGCCGCTGTATTCGCCGGTGCAGTTTTCCTTCACGATTTGGAAAATCTCATACCACAGGCGGTTTGTTTGGCTCATGTAGTTTTGTCCCATCGCCACATACGGGCTTTGGATAGCGTTGCCGGTAGTAGGATGCCGCGCCAAAAAGCCGAAACTTGACACCGCTTCCTCGCACTGAATCCATCGAGCCACGCTCATGGCGTAACGTTCCAGAAGCTGGGGAGAAACGAGCGCAGCGCAGCCTCGTGCATTAAGCCATGCCCATGTGTTTTTATATATTTCACCAGCGGCAAGCGTCGTACCGTCCTTTTGCTCTGCTGACAGCATCTTGTTCGGCTCCGGCATTTCACATCCTTCGAGCGCAGGTGCGTCAGTGAACTCCATTACCGTCAGCTTCCTGCCACCCGGATTACCGGCGGATATTTTATCGGCGAGTGGCTTCTTTTTAGCGCCAGCACCGACTCTGGCACCTCCTCTACAGGTGCCGTCTTTCGCCATATTCATCACACTCCTTTTTAACTTGGGCTATTCAACCCTTTGAAACCGCGTTTTTCAACACGAAGCCCCACGCCGCTGTCCGCTTGAAAAAGTTTTAGGGATTTTACCGCCCCCACCGGTCGCCGCTCTCGGCTGTGATTCGGGAGTGGCAGGATTTACAAAGAGCCATGAGATTGCTCTTCTCGTTGCCACCGCCTTTGGAGAGCGGGAGGATGTGGTGGACTTCCTCGGCAGGCGTCAGCTTGCCTTGCTTCTGACACTCCTCGCAGAGAGGATGCGCCTTGATGAAGCGGTCACGGATGCGCTTCCAGCTTCTGCCGTAGCGTTTGTTGGATGCAGGGTTGCGTTGGTACTGGTTGTACTGTTTGTCCATGACCTTCTGGTGCTCGGCACAGTATTGCTCACGCACAGCGAGCCGACCGCAGCCGGGGTAGGAGCAGGGACGTTTGGGTTTGTATGGCATCGGTTCACCTCCTTGGACATAAGGAAAGCCCTGCGGGATTGCTCCCACAAGGCTCATCTTCATTCTGCTTTCCTAATTATAATACTATCATAAGAGGCAGGTGTCTTTCAGTGTCTTTTCGTGTCCACTTCAGGAGGAGCGGGAATAATACATTCCTCCAGCGCCCGAATGTGGAGCTTGTGTGTATAACGCAGATCGTAGCCCATGTCCACCGCAATTTTCTCCCAAGAAAGAAAGCAGAGGTAACGCTTCTCCAAAAGGGTCTGGTGCTCCGGATTTACCACAGCTTTGATGACGCCCATGATTTCTTTCTTAAGGTCAACCAGCTTATCAATATCACGGTTGATGTCATTCTGCAGGTCAACGATTTTACATACAGCGTCAGCCATGCGGGAGACAGAACCGCTGGGATTGCGCGGCATACCCGTCAATACAGAAGTGCAGGTCGTCGCCAGTTCATTCAGGGAATCAACCTGCTGGAGCTTGGACTTGATACGCATGTCCAGATAACGCGCCTGTGAAAGGTAGGTTTTAGTAGTCATAGCGAACCTTCTCCTTTCTCAGCTTGGAGATCAGCATTTCTGGGTTGATGCTTGTCAGGGTGCTAAACCAGCCGGAACGGAAGAAGCGCTCGATGCTGGCAAGCTCCTGTTCATCGTCATGTAGCCGGTAGTCCTTGACAGCTTGCAGCACGATGGCGTTTGCCAGTTCTTCGTATGGATTCATAATCTGTACCTCCGATATTTTTATTTCTCTCGGATTGGCACGGATTGTCGTTGATTGTCTCAGATTTGCAGGTCGGCTTTTACCGCTTCGATTAACGCAGCCTGTGTGCTGTCCTTCTTGGATAACACCTTCAGGATGCGTTCGTCGATAGTGCCTTTGGTAACGATGTGCTGCACCACAACTGTTTTGGCACTCTGTCCCTGTCGCCAAAGGCGTGCATTGGTCTGCTGATAAAGCTCCAGTGACCAGGTCAGCCCGAACCAGACTATGCAGGAACCGCCGCTTTGCAGGTTTAGCCCATGACCGGCAGAGGCGGGATGTACCAGTGCCACGGGAAGCTCACCATCATTCCACCGCTTTATACTTTCGGCACTGTCCAGCTTGGAGAACGGAATATGGAGCTTTTTCATTCGCTCGGTAATGCGGGCGAGGTCATGCTTGAACCAGTACGCCACCAAAAGTGGCTTGTCACCAGCGGCTTCAATAATGTCCTCCAGTGCGTCCAGCTTTCGGTCGTGAATCGTGATGGTGCTGCTATCGTCGGAATAAATAGCGCCGTTTGCCATCTGGCACAACTTGCCGGTGAGAGCGGCAGCGTTTGCCGCTGTGATTTCGCCATTAGGAAGTTGCAACACGAGATCGCTTTTTAACTCATCGTAACGCTGGAGCTCCTCGTCGGACAGGTGGACAGTATATTCACTGCTGACCAGCTCCGGCATTTTTAAGTGGTCGGTGGATTTCATGCTGATGGTGATGTCGGAGATTTTGTCATATATCCGCTGTTCAGCTCCCGGCAGGGGCTTATAGCTAAAGATAACCTGACCATTGCGCTTGTCCGGCTGGAAGTATTCAAGCCGGTAGTGGCTGATGAACCGTCCAAGCCGAGCGCCCATATCCAGAAGCCGGAATTCCGCCCATAAATCCATGAGTCCGTTTGCGGAAGGAGTGCCGGTCAGCCCGATGATGCGTTTAACGGTCGGTCGGACCTTCATCATCGCACGGAACCGCTTTGCTTGATAATTCTTGAAGGAGGAAAGTTCATCCACTACAACGGTGTCATAATTAAAAGGAAGCTTGCTATCCTCAATGAGCCACTGGACATTTTCGCGGTTGATGATAAAGATGTCGGCGGGCTTCAAAAGTGCTGACCGGCGTTCTGCCTCGGTACCGACTGCCACGGAGCAGATGAGGCTCTGGAGATGATCCCACTTATCCGCTTCAGCTGGCCATGTGTCCCGCGCTACTCGAAGAGGGGCGATGACCAGAATGCGATGCGCCTTGAAGCTATCAAACAGCAGGTCGTTCAATGCCGTCAGCGTAATGCTTGTCTTGCCAAGGCCCATATCCAAGAGAACAGCGGCGATTGGGTGTTCCTCGATGTAATTGATAGCAAAGGTCTGGTAGTTATGTGGTTCGTATTTCATCAAGAATCCCTCCAATCTGCTGTTCATCGTCCAGCACACATACTTTGAAGCCAAGTTCTCGTAGGAGCCGGTGTCTTGCCAATTGAAGCGGCCGCGGCTTGCAGCCCATTGACTTTACTTCCACGAAGCCCATATGACCGCCCGGTATAAGCACGATGCGGTCAGGCATTCCGTCAAAACCCGGACTAACGAACTTCAACGCGATGCCTCCCATGTTTTTTGCCGCGATTGTCAACTTGTGTTCTATCGTTTTTTCTCTCATATTTTTCTGTCGGAACAAGCGGAACAAGAAGAACAACATTTCCTATACACGCGCACGCACCCATATTTGCGTTCCTTTACTACCTCTTTTTTTATGATAGATACCAATAGATAAATTCTTGTTCTCTTGTTCCGCAATGCCCGAAAACCTCCATTCTATAAGGGATTAAGTCGTAACAAGCACTGGAACAATCGCGGGAACAAGTCCGCTCGTTCCATTACTTTCTGGAATAAGCTCGCTGTTTTCCGTAGTGGGTGAAGTTACTTGTTCCTTGTCTTGTTCCAGTGTACTTCTCCCAAGACCCCAGTTTTTGCATGATAGAGCCGAGTTCATAGGAGTCCACCTTCTTTAGTGCTGACGGGTCTTTGCCGAAGCACTCGCACCAGATTTCCAGATTGCATACCAGCTTGCGCTGTACTGTGCCTTGTTTGCCAATGTCAGCAACACCAGTGCCGTTCAAAAAGTTGCGCCGCTCAAAAATGTCGAGCTCATCCCAGTTGTTCGGCAGCAAGGTATCAAGGTACTGTCGCACCAACCCTTCGCGCTCATCTGTCTCCATAGCATCCGCCTGTTCCGCGACTGCCAGCACAGCATCGTCGCCTTCAAGGTAGAGCTTTTCGCCACGGAGATAGAGCATCAGTGTTTCGGCCCATATCTGAGCAACCTCGTCCTTTGTAATCTGCCATGCCTTTTTACGCGAGCTACCGCTGACTGGAATAGGCCAGAAGCGGCGGTTGCCGGTGATGTCTCGCAGGAAGCCGGATTCCGCATTTGTCGATCCGACAATGACACACTGCCTCGGATGGCTTTCCACGCTCACTCCGTAACTGGCGCGATACTTATCGTCCACACGGGAGATGAAAGACTTCACCGTTTCGACATCCGCCTTACGCATTCCGGCAAGTTCGCCCAGCTCCAGTATCCAATAGCCCTGCAGCTTTTCGGGTCCTGCCTTATCGCGCATATCCGTAAGTGTCAGGCTGTCCGAAAACCACTCGCCAGCCAGCTTTGCAAAGAAGGTCGATTTGCCGATGCCCTGAGGGCCGTTCAATATTGGAACACTGTCGAACTTTGTGCCGGGGTGATAGATTCGAGCGACTGCCGCCACCATAGATTTGCGACTGACTGCTCTTGTGTAAGTAGTGTCCGCCGCGCCGAAGTAATCAATGAACAGCGTCTCCACGCGGGGAATGCCATCCCAAGCGGGCAGTTCCTCCAGATATTCCTTTATGGGGTGATATGCCTTTTCAGCAGCGACCGCCAACACAGCATCCTTCGTCTTGGTAGGAGAATAGAGGCCGTAGGTGTTTGACAGATACACCTTTAGCGCAGCGTTGTCGGAGTCGTTCCATCCGTCCTTAAGCTGATCCCACGGCAGACCGCCCTTTGCGTCGATGCCGTCACGATGGCAGTTGAACGCGATGTGTTGCAGAGCCTCATCATGGCGCAGGATAAGTACAAGATTGTCGAGTGTATCCTTGACGTGTCCCTGTTTGTCCAGCACCAGGGCCTTCTGCCAATCGGCATCGGAGAAGTCGGCGTTTGCCTGTTCCATGCGCTCCGTCGCAAGCTGCGACTTTACGTCATCATCCTTTATTGCAAAATCCGTCATAGCGGCAAAGGACTTTTTCTCATCGTCGCCGCCAAATTTGTGTATACGCACGAGGTCAAAGGCGTTGAGTAGTTTTCCGCAGGCGGGATCTGTCGCATGGTGGCTGTACGCAAACTTGTCATCATAAATAACGACACCTGCAGTGCTTTCGCCGGAGATATAATCGTAGCGGCCTTCCATGACTGACGGAGCATAAATATCGGAGAGAAACCTGTCGATTGCTGCCGTAATTGAGTAGGTGCGGCAGAAAGCTCCGACAACGCCGGACTTTGAGATCGGGTCCTCCTGCGGCTTCTGGCTTGGCTTATTAACCTTGCTTTCACGTGATGTGGTGGGCAGCAGAGAGCAATCCTGCCAATTGGGATGCGCTGCTAAAATCCGATCTGGGTCAAGATACTCACCATCAAAGAATTTGGAAATGTATTCTCCATTGGACGGGCAGGTAGGCCAGTACATAAGCTGGTTTGGTATAAACGAGCACTCGTCGAACATATCAATTCCGAGTTCCGCAGCCATATAGCGTGAAACTGCCACGAACTCGTCTGCAGAAACATCTCTTGTGAATGGAGCGACGATTCGGAGACGAGGCATTTCTGGCGTGTGACTATGGGTTGAATAAACAGCACATTTGAAATTCAGCTTTTTCTCCAACGCTGCAACAAACTCCGGCGTAGCATTATCTATGTCGGGCGTCCACAGGGAACGGCATTCGACATTTCCCACTTTTCGGAGATTGTCTCGCAGGTGCCCACCGACGAAGCCGCCTTTGTCTTTAATTTCATCACGCTTGGGCTTTGGCAGCTTGGCGTATTCCTCCGCCGTCTCAGTAGTGCGTATCGGTGTTTTCAGCCGTTCGCATATAGCATCAAATGACATGGTCTTGTTTGACCAGAATTTAGCCTGTCGGGAATTACCGAGGGCTATTTTTAATTCGCGCATAATCGCTGACCTCCTCGCAGCTTTCGTTAAAATATCGTAGGCGGTAGTTTTTCCACTTCGCCCGTTTGATTTCAGCCTCCATACCGGCTGATATAACACCGCCGAACACCCATACCTCCGAGCACTTGCTCATCAGGGCATTTCCGAAGAACAGCCCAAGCTCGCGCTCCTTCGGGTTGTCGTCATCCAGAAACTGTGGAAAGAGCAGATGCGGCGCGATTGGGATATAGCCCTTGTCCACGGCATAACGGCTGTAGCCTTGCGCTGCTTTCACGTTACCTTCCACGTCACCCGAAAACGGCGAACAGATATACACGATAGGTCGGAATGCACGAAGCGCACGTTCCTCTTTTTCAATCATTGTCATAGCTTCAAAGGCGGTAGGGTCGTAATAGCCCTCGCTGTTGAATTTGTTTATACTCAATGGGAACACTCCTTTCACGACGGGCTTCCTGTCCGTCTCTACTACCCACTGGAAAAAAGAAGCCCCATCGTACAAAAATCTTCTAATCTTTTTTATAAAAATCCGTCTCGTAACCATCGGCGCGGAGCAGTAAGCCTTTTGCCCACGGCGGAGTTCTGCCCATTTGCTCACAAACCGCTGCTAAAGATATACGCGGGTCCGCTTCGATAACAAGTTCGTCATGTATGTGCATGACAATGGAGCAGCAGCGTAGGGTCCTCATGGCATAACAGAGAATATCTCGAGCAGTAGCCTGTACAATGTTCTCCACGAACTTAGGTCCATAGGAGTCCAGTCGCTCCCATTTCTTTGTGCCGCCGACACCTTCGTAGGTGATGCAATGCCCACCGAACTGGTTTTCACCGATGCGCGGCTTTACATAGGCGAGCTGTCTGCCGGACGGGAGCACAATGAACAGCATCGCACTCTGGCAGTAGAACTTGATACCATGAGTGACACAGATGCGTTTATCCCGAACTGCCTCCGTAGCAGCGCGGTCAACATCCCACCAGAACTGCACGATGTGCGGATTTGCCTGTCGCCATGCTGTGACCAGCGGTTGAAGCTCATCTTCGGTCAAGCCCATGTCAAGAGCGCCCATTGCCTTGAGCGCACCGACCGAGCCGCCGTAACCGAGCGCAAGTTCTGCAATTTTGCCTTTCTGCCTTAAGTGACCGTTTATGCCATGCTTCTCGACCGGCACCTTAAACATCTGCGACGCGGACGCGCAGTAAATATCTCCACCGCTCTCAAATACATCCTGTCGCCATTTTTCTCCGGCAAGCCATGCGATGACGCGGGCTTCGATAGCACTGAAGTCGGAAACGATAAACTTTGCACCATCTCTCGGAATAAAAGCAGTGCGTATAAGTTGAGAGAGTGTATCCGGCACATCCTCGTAGAGCATTTCAAGAGCATTAAAGTCGCCGACACGAACAAGGCTGCGGGCTTCAGCTAAATCCTCCAGATGATTTTGCGGTAGGTTTTGCATCTGGATGAGCCGACCTGCCCAGCGGCCTGTGCGATTCGCGCCGTAGAATTGAAACATCCCACGAGCACGACCGTCGGCACAGACTGCGTTTTCCATCGTCTGATACTTTTTCACAGACGATTTTGCAAGCTGCTGCCTGAGAATAAGTACATCGGCGAGTACCGGCGGCGCGGTCTTGAGCAGATCCACGACTACCTTTTTGCCAAGGGTGTCGGTCTCCATGCCGTTGTCGGAAAGCCACAGCTTCATCTGCTGTACTGAGTTGGGATTATCAAGCTCGGTAATGTGCTTCATAGCTGCAGTGAGCTCGGATCGGGAACGACTGTCTATTTCGATGGCTTCTTGTACCAGCTCCATATCCAAAGCAACACCTCGGTCGTTTATCTCTTGGTCGAGGTGATATTCGTCCCAAATGGACTCCGGCACTTGAAACTTTGCAAGCCGCGCCTGTATAGACATTTCTGCCTCCACATCGCGGATATTGTATTTTTTGAACGCCGACCACTTGTCCGGAGCATGATATGGATAATTTCTGGTTCGTTCACCGTTAGCTTTTGTCGGCGTACATGGCTGACAGAAGTATTTGATGAGGTCTTTGCCTTCGGTGAGCTTCTGCTTATCCAGCTTGAGCACCGCACCGACGCCCTCAAGCGAAAGCGGCAAGCCCATCGTCGCCGCCCAGACCATAGAGCAGTGCCAGGAAGCCGGATCAATGTACTCGCCAGTCGGCAGCCCAATAAAGCGGGAGAGACAGATCCTCTCGAAACTGGCGTTGAACGCCCACTTTGTAACAGCCTCATCGTTGAGAGTGGCAATAATATCGGCAGGGATTTTTTCGCCACAGGCAAGGTCAATAACCTGCACAGCACCGCCGTCCACAGAATAACCGAACAGCAATATTTCAAAATCCGGCGCTTCGACATAGCGGTAAACGCCTGATTTGGCAAGGCTCACACTGGAAAAGGTCTCAATATCTATACTGAGTGATTTCATTTCGTCCTCCTATACGGACAGGGCGGCATTGAACAAGTCGCCGCCGCCCTGAATCCTTTTAGTTGTTGTCCTGCTATTTGACAGCTTTTTTCGCTTTATGCGCCTTGACCTTTTTGCAGATGTAGGCAACCAACTGGTAAATCCAGTATCCAAAAGACCAGCTCATCAAGCCGACAAGTGCTCCGAAAGCTCCGCATACAACAAAGTGCTTTGCAAATTCGTAGAATTCCATATCATCACCTCATCAGTTCAAGAACTCGTCGTCATCGTCAGTCGCGAAGTCGGACTCTGCACTTACCTTACCGCCGAGAGGCTCACCGTCGCGCACCTTCTGCAGGTTGTTGAGACCACAGGCAATGCCCTTATTGCCATTGCTGTTAAAGGCATAAAAGCTGATGCTGGCTCTGCCATACACGCCAGAATACACCTCGGAGCGGGTCAGGATAGGATTGCGGTCTGCGTCCACGATGCCGGGTGCCGTAGCAGAGTTTGCGTTGATGAAGTAGCTATCCGCATACGCTTCGTCGTCCGGGCGTTCGGTGTCACCATCACGAAGGGGCGTCTTTAGTGCTGCCATCGGGGGGACAGACTTGCCATTGCCCTTGAGCTTGGACTCGCCCTCATGGAAGGCGGCTTCAATTGCTGCCTTAACCTTTGCGACCGTCTTGGTATCGGACTTCGGGATGATGAGGCTGACCGAGAACTTCGGAGTGCCTCCGTTGATGGACTTTGCCTCCCAGACGTTGGCGTAAGACCAGCGGGTGTCAGGACCAGTGATAACCTTCATCGGGTTGCTTACCTTGTTTGTGTTGTTATTCATAATCGTTTTCCTCCATAAAATCATTTTTGGCTGTGTTCATCGCCGGACGCTTATCGCTCTCTGGGACGAGTGTGGGTTTACCCTGTGGTTTTTCGATATACGCAGCGAGGAGTTTTTCAAAGCGGGATTTGCCGAGCAACTTCTGCATGGCGGTGACGCCGAGAACCTTGCGCTCGTAAGGGTCAAAGCCAGCGTCGGTGACAGCACCGGCGACCGCTGTTTCGCTTGTGTATTTGCGGTTGGAGCGACCTTCGACCAGTTTCCAGCCGTTCCATTCCTTACCGCTGATAGCCTGTTGCAGTGCGTAGTCTTTGATATCCGTTGCCCATGCGACAAGGTCATCAACACGGGAGAGAATTTCTTCGACTTCCTCGTCCGTGAGCAGAGGCGGCAGCTTGAAGTCATAGCGAGCAAGCTCCATGTTGGCATCGGCTCTGGCGCGGCAATCGTGCTTTGCCTTGCAGAAACCGCACCATTCACCGCAGAGGAAGTTGCCGTCACCGGCGAAAGCAAGATCGGCTGTGGGCTTGAGCACTTCGTCCGCCCAGCGGTAGAGCTCATCCTTTGAGATTTCATAGGTGCTGACATTGTCGCGGCGGGGCTGGTAGATGGTCATTCGCACTGAGTCGATATCGTAGATGTCATCGAACAGTTCCAGAGCGCCAAGCGCGTAGCACTGCATCTGTGGATTTTCCTCTGCGCTTACGAGCACGCCCAGACCATGCTTGTAATCGATGATCTGCAAGGTGCCGTCCGCGATAATGATGCAGTCGGCGGTGCCGTAGCCTGACTCAACCCAGCGAAAAAAGTCTACGCGCTGTTCAATCAAGACGACGGGGTCAGCGCAGGTCTGCTTTGCATCTTCCACCTGTTCGAGAACATAGGCGGTATACCCGTTGGCACAGTCAGACATTTCTTCGTTGAACCATGTCAGGTTTTCGGTTGGGTCCTGTGCTTCCATGCCCAGTGCCTTGCGGAGCTTATATTCACAAAGCTCGTGAGCGTTGGTGCCTTCGGCGGCGTAGTCCGAGCCTTTATCCTCATAGCTCTCGCAGAGCCGAGCGGACGGTGGGCAATGCAACCAGCGCTCAGAAGATGATGCGGATAGTACCGCGTGTCCTTTAGGTGGCATTGTTCAGTTCCTCCGCATCTGCAAGCAGTGCTTTGTAATTAGCGGGGTCAACGCCCGACAGCTTGTCGGCACCGTACTTCTGGAGAAGAGAGCGTATCTGAGCGGTGAAGCCCGCACGGGATTTGTTCGCAAGGACGGCTCTGACCGCTTCCAGCGTGAGCGGTGGTTCTTTAACGGGTGTGGGCGCTTCCGGCGCTTCATCGCCGCTAAACTTCTCCGCCAGCCAATTAGCCGCGTCGCTGATAACAGCAGCACACTTGAGCAGTTCTTCGATGGTCAAAGCCATCTCGCTCGTTTTGCTCATTCGTTTTCTCTCCTTCCTTAGATTTGCTTTGTGCGGCGAGGATAGTGAGGTTTCTCGCCAGCCGCTTGGACACGACGGAAATCGCAGTCAAGATATCAATCAATTCCTCGTCCGTGCCGGATACTTGTCTCTTCTCGTTCATTAGCGCTTCCTCCAATCTGAGAACTTATCGTTTTTTCCTGTCCTCACTACCCACTGGAAAAAAAGGAGCCCATCGTACAAAAAAAAGAAAAATAATTTTGCCCTCCGCCAACTTTCTGTGACAGAGGGCAAAACCATGTGATTACTTGAGACCTAATATACGTTTGCGAAGCTGGTCGAGCACCTGGTTTTCGCGGTAGACGGCTTTTGACTTGTACCAGTCGCCACCGAACTCGCGCTGAAGGGTATCCGCGATTTCCGTCTTGGAGCTACCCTCCATAATAAGCTCACAGATACGTTTACCTTCAGGGTAACGCTCCGCAAGCTCGTCGAGAAGCTGTTCAAGCAGAAGCCTGTCCACAAGGACGTCGGCAAAGCTGCTGTCCTTGTCCTCAAGAGTATCCAAGAGGCAGAACTCCTCACCGGCTGCGTTTTCCATCGGCGCATCGAGCGAGACAGTGTTTCCGGCTGCGTGGTATTCGCAGGTGGCACAGTCGCCGTCGCAGACCCAGAGTTTGAACTTGGGACATACGCACTGACCGTTCTTTTGCGCTTCCTTCTGTAAGCGCCAGATGGGGCGGTAGTATTCGCTATAAACTTCTTCAGTTACCGGTACCCACTGTTTGGTGTTGCGGATGTAGATTTTTCTTTGATTGTCTTGGTTTTGCATTAGGTTTTCTCCTTCCGGCGTTTAAGCCGAAGCGGAGATAACCCACATAACTGCCAGTTCTAAATTTCATAGATGGTCACCTCATACGGATTTCTCCGCTTCACATCGGTGACCAGCCGTTCGCAGCTGGCACTCTATTCTTTTTCTCGCCGTCACAACGACTACGAACGCATCTCCGTGGCCACAGAGATGAGCCGTTGATCAGACAGACCTTTTTACGTCTTATCCGGGACGGTTTGCGTTAGTCGTTGACGATTTGCTCTAAGTCGGCAAATACCTCGCTGTAGTAGCAGGCTGACAAGTCATCGAGATTGTGGGCGTCGTACCTCCTGAAAACAGAGCGAACTACCTCTGGACCGTATAAGGCGCAGACGGCGCCGGCACTGTTCTCAATATTCATCTGCCACATCTCAGTTGCTGAATCCCTCACTTCAAACCACCCTTTCGCAGTAGACGCAGCCGGAAATCCTCGTCAGGCTCCGAGCGTCGATTCAGTTCGCGAAAAAAATATCTGCAAATCGAATATTTTATTCGCACTATGGACGAATATGTGTTATAATGTCTGCAGGCACATATCTGTTCCAAAGGTCACCTTTATTATAGAAAATGGGCTTCCTAGATTTGGGGATGGTTTAGGGCACCGTGGTGCACCGTGGTGCAAAATTTCATTAAAGGAGATTCTTCGGTCATGGACTTCAAAACGCTGTTTAATATTTTGAAAAAGCATATGGCCGATGGAGACGACGTCCCATACTTCTTTCGCGAGATTCTTGCAATGATTACAACTGTCTCGGAAGCAGAATGGGGCACCGGAAGAGACCCTTCAGCCAGATTTGTAAATGATGAAACCCTTCGGAGCTATGCCAAGCGCGGACTGCCTAAAAAGCTTGCTCAGACCATTGTGTACAGGCTAACCCCGGAAGTCCTAACGGAGCGAATAAATGAAAGAGAAGAGACGGTTCGTGCTCTTCTTGCAGCCGATTTTGTAGGATATGATCCTTCCGTTTCTGCTGATAATGTTGCTGAAAAAGTCGCAGAGTGGATGGCCGATATCATCCAAACTGCAGCGGGACTTGTTCCTCAAGAAGAGCTTGAAAAGAAAAAACAACAGCAACTCGCTGCTGACCTCAAAGCAAAATATGGCAGTTACCTTTTGATTGAAAATGGACGTTCATGCCCTTTTCCCGGCTGTGGCAGACAGCTGACAGTTACGAATAATGGGGCCGCTGTCGATTCATATGAGGTAATTGGGTATTCCTGAGGTTCAGCATCGACGTATAATGTTAAAGATGGATCCACTTCAAGCTCAGGTTTATGAGTCGATCAAATATGAAACCAAAAGGCAACTCGTCCCCTTTCTTTCGGATATCTCACGTGTATCATTGCGCGAGATAAATAAGAAAATAATGAAAGTCATGCAGTTTGTATCAAATCCGGCTCTTCTCGCAAAGGATATGGAATATATTTTCGATGATTGTATTGGTAGTCTCCTATTACGAGACAATGGGCCAAAAATTGCTTATGTCTGTCAACGAGCGCACGAACTAGCGTCCGAAGGAAAAAAAGTAATAATTTGGTCTCAATTTGTTGAAAATGTCGAGCTGCTAACTGAACGCCTAAAGGACCTCGGAGCCGACTACATTCATGGCGGTGTAGATGCAGGAGACGAAGATGAGAATGATACAAGAGAGTGGAAAATCAAAGAATTCCATGATAACCCCGATAAAATGGTACTTGTTGCCAATCCGGCAGCTGCTTCAGAAGGCATAAGCTTGCACAAAGTTTGCCAATATGCAATTTACTTAGATCGGTCATTTAATGCCGCACATTATCTGCAGTCAGAAGACCGCATTCATCGTCTCGGATTGCGGCAGGACCAGATACCTATCATCGAAATAGTTGAATGCGAAGACACCATTGATCAAGTTGTTAGGCAGCGTCTAGAACTAAAAGTGAACACGATGGCTAATGCATTGAATGATCCCTCTCTTGATGTCGGTACGGTTCGATATGACGTCGATTTTGAATCGGAATATGACGATATTTCAGGAGATGATGTAACAGCCATTTTGCGATACTTTGGTGAGGAACGGCTATGA